AGAACCATATCCAGATCCAGTCTCATATAAGTACGCATCTACAATTTCACCAGTAATGACAGGTGTAATTGTAAATGTTCCACCTGTGGTATTTGCATATGAAACATTTATTTCAACTTCAACAGGCGGATATTGGAAAATTTGATATCCACCCTGTAAATTAAGAGCATCCGTTGTAAATCCAACTATATCAACAAATTTCTTCTTATCAATATTTTCAGTTATAGTTGCACCAATTCCAACATCAATAAGTTTAAATTTATTATCGTCAAGTTTATGTAAATGATATTGAGTATCACTAGAAAGACCAACAACACCAAGATCTGTAGTTGTGCTTACACCTGAGAATGTTGAGTATGTGTAGTTGATAATATCGCCAGTCTTAAATCCGTGATTTTTAAAACTAATAGTATTATATTCTGTGGATAATCCTACATTTTTAACTCTAAGTTTTCTATGTGTATATCCAGATCCTGATTCAAGAACCTTAATTTGTCTCAGATTTTTCTTTGAGACTGTCCTAAACTTATGGATACCAGCAGTTCCTGCAGGAACTGCAAGACCTAAAGTATTGATACCAGCAACTCCTGAGAGTGCCTCTCCTGCCGTTTTAAAGAGTTTTACGGAAGATGTGTTGATAACCCTTACAACATACTCATCACCGCTTACAAGTGCTCCTTCGACTGTCTGGTTGCCATCGTATGCAGGTCCAAGTGCAATAGGATCATTTCCATTCTGATTGTAGATAATTACATCACCATTAGTAAAGAAATGAGGTTCTCTGAATCTGATGATCTCATTAATTACATCAACACCACCACCAAGAGACAACGGTCTACTATCAAATTCCACTTCACGGAATCGAGCACCAACAACAGGTTGTAAAACAGCACCACTACCATTTCCACCTTTAAGTGATATTGACTCTACATTATCAATATCAAATGGTTGAGGATCTACAAATACTTGCTTAACAGAACCAATAATAGTGGGTTCTACTTTTGCACCAGATCCAGTTGCGTTAATAGTAGTAAGTACAATACCTGGTGGATTTAACACATCATAATCTTTACCACCATTCAATACATCAAATGATTCTAAAGGGCCATAATGAATAGAGTCTGTAGATTCTGGACTACTAATCTCAGTCCCATCAATAAGTGTGCCAATATTACCCAATCCTCTCTTATCATCTACGGGAAGAGATTGTGGTGGAGAAAGTGGGAACTTCCTTAAAATACTATTGGGCGAAAGTACTCTGTCTTCATGACGAGTAAGAGTAAAATTATGTGCTCCAGTTGTATTTGTATTAGGTCCAAATCTCACATAATCATTTCCAGTCATATCATCCTGGAGTAATGATAATGAGATGTATAATCTTATTTCACTATTAGTAATTTTCTTGACATAGTAGTAATCGCCAGATACTAAACCACTTAATTGATTATCAGCAGTATATTTAATTTGATCACCATCAATGAATTTAACATCTTGTGGAAACTTAATGGTAGAATAGTTTTTAAAGAAACTACTAAATCCGCCAAGATTATTTACTGTTCCATCTGGAATCGAAGATTCAACAATTTGATCTTGAATACTATATCCAGGTAAAGAGTTTGAAGCAACATATCCAAATGGACTCTTATCATCCGTGTATACGTTTAGAATGTTGGAAAGATACTTATTTCTACCATCTTTCAATTCAACGCCAGATGTATCTACCTTAACTAATAATCTTCTAATACTATATGTTAAATTTGGATTAGGAGCAAAATTAGTTAAACCTGAAAGGACAACCTCTTTGGTAGTATTATTGACCGAATCGACAATACCAATATTTTGAGTTGCACGATTATTACCATTACCTATCAATACTTCAACTGTATCACCTTTCTTAAGTTGAGACTTATCAATATTTGCCTTTAATGTAAAAGTTGCTCCATTGATTTCATCAATATAAAATCTTGTAGAGGTATTATAAATCCAAGAGTTTGCAAAAATTTCTTTATACGTTTTATCTTGAGTAGGATTGTTAATTATTTGTCCTACATTTTTTACAGTAATGACTTCATCTTCTTCCATTAAAGGAATATCATCAATTGCTTCAAAGTCCTTTAATACGCCAGTGATGCGGAAATGAACTGGTTTAGTAACATCACCATCTTCATATCCAAAAACTGTTTCATTAGATCTTATACCAGAAGTCTTATCAATTAATGTACCAATACCAACAGTAGTTGAGATTCCTGTACATCCAAAGAATTGATTGACACTCTTTGATGAATAATAAATTACATTATTATTTGCTACAATAAAACCAGTCTGTGCAAATCCAATAGTAGAATCTACAGTTATAATGGTATCTGTAGGAGATCTGTCTTCTAAAGATCTAGTAAATGGGGTAATATCAAATTTACCTTCAATTAAATCTCTATCATTATATCCAACAAACAAACCAAAGTTGTAGAAAGTTTCATTATCTCTAGTGAAGATCTCTACTTCAGAAACTGCAGCATTGGTTTCTAAATCGTTAGAACGATATACAGTCTGACCTTCTAACTTAAATGGATTTCCAGATAAAACTTCTGCTGCTACCTGTTCTCTTCTAATATATTCTGCAGAGGATGGTTTGATTAATCTATTCTCAAGATCAAGAACCTTTGCTTCAACCCCATAAAGAACTTTGAAAAGAATAATGACAGATTCTTCAATACCCTTTGATTGATAGAAACTTCTAGCGTGCTTGATGAAGTTACCAACATTCAATCCTTCTACAAAGGTTTCTTCTTCAAGACCTGGAGTAAAAGTTTTCTTTAATTTCTTATAAAATTCTTGTAAAAATAAGGCACTAAGATTTTGAATTGTCTCACCAGTCTCATGAGAATCTGCTTTAGTGTCTTCAAATATTACACTCTGACGGTTAACATTACTAAAATTACTTATAGTTGTATCATCATATCCAGTGATACCATTAAAACCTCTAATACATCCCGTAAAAGTGGTTTGAGTTTTTCCAGTGTATGTAATGATTTCATCGTTGATCTTCAGCAGACCATACTCATCAGGAAAACCTTTAGTTGATGTGACAGTTATAATGTCATCATCTGCATCAATTGTAGAACTTAGAGTTGTTTTACCAACAACAACTTCAGGAACAAGATTATCTAACTTGATGTACCTGTCAAGGTTATCAATCAGATCTATATTACCACCCTGAAATTCTTGAGAGATGTAATATTGTTTAAAAAACTCAACAGCCTTTGGAAAATCAACAACTAAAAATTCAGGGAGTTGACTCTCAATAATTTTATTGAGTTGAACTCTCTTCTCAAATTGCGACATATTTTATTTCCTCTCTAAGGATCCGTTTGAATAACTTGAAGTATAATAATCTCTAGTAAACGAGACGCCAGAAATATCTTCGCCAGATGCGATGACATCTTTAACCATATTTATCTGACTATTAGAGATGTCTAATGTCAGATATAGATCTTTAAGACCAATAACATCATTGGATTCTGGAAACGCTTGAACCTCAATAATATCATTAGGTTCAACTGTAGAAACGATATTAATCGTATTCAGAATTACTTCACCTTTTTCATAATCAACTACACCTGCATCTTTCACAACAATAGTATTTGCATTATTTTCACCAGGTTTAACTACTGAAATAACTCCAGTTCTAGTATCGGTAGGAACGTCTGTTAGATATACTAATTGAGATTCTCCAGCAATTCTAAATCCCGTTGATTTAATATTCAGACCATTGGGACTTACATGAAACTTATTACCAAAACATAATTCATATTGTGCAAACTGGTTCTTCAGAACCTTTATATCTCTTCTAATTCTAATTCTAGTAATATTAGAAGTGATTGAATTATCAACACGATCAATTAATTGAAGAACTTTACTATACTTAAATCGCCCACCAAAGCGATTCATATCAACATCCTTAGAATAATTAGTAAGTGCTGATGTAATATTAGTTTTCAGATTATCAATACTAGCAGTCTGTGATAGATTGTAGTAGATATTACTATCAAGTTCAACATAAAGAACTTTTAGATCAATAATTGATTGTCTAATACCTGCAATTGAATAAGATTTAAGTTTATTCAGGATCTGCTGCTTATCAAAGTCTGAGACGTATGTACCATTCTTAGGTTTAATACTAATCTGAACAGTACCAAATCTAGGAGGTGATAACTCTTCTCCACCAACAACTGCAACTGATTCAGTACTAGGATAAATGGACTGAATGATTGCTTCATAGTCTCTTGATGTAACTGCTCTATACTGTGCTGAATAGAGTCTAGGAGCAAAGTACTTAACTGACTTAACATCCTCCACTTCACCACCGTTAGACGCCTTCTGGACGGTGTTAACAGCGACTGATGCAGTAGGAATAACTCTGATGTTCTTGTCATCAGTGAAATTGCCTTGAAAATCAAATAATGCAGGTCCATTACCTGCCGAACCATCAGTAACAATGTACCTAACAGTAACAATATTGCCTGTTTCTAATTCTTTTCCAAAATAACCGTCACCAAACATGATTTCATAACGATTTTCCTGAACTTCTTGCATCAAGAAGACTTCAGAATACTTATCAATGTTTAAAATATTATCAATATGCTTAAATTCTCTACCAAGACCAGTATCATTGACACCAGAGACATAAACTCTGACTGTAGAGGTGTCAATATTGGGATTATCTAGAATATAACGCTGATCTATTGAAGTATCAACGCTAAATTGACGTGTCAGGTATGATCCCTGGAAGACTGTAATGGGATTTTCATCATCTCCGAACACTGCTTTGTTGTTTTTAACTGCAGCAGTGATTCTTTCAGGAACTGAGAAGCGATACGATGTATTATCTGCTGCACCAACACACACTAGACCAGGTTCTAAGGTCAATATAGAGCTTGATGTGTCAGTTGGTACCTCAAATTTGATCTGTGCTCTTGCAGAGGTCCTAGAACGGGGTATATAACCAATGTTTCTTGCAAGTGATACCACATTTTCACGGACTGTAGCACTATCCAGGAAGGATTCATTGACTACAAGGTTCGCATTAAAGGCATTAATGTAAGTATTATAAGCAAGAGTATCAATTAAGACCGAAAAATTAGATCCTTCAAAGTCAAAGTCCGTAAAATTAGAGTTACCACGGAGATATTCTCTAATCTGAACCTTAATTTGATCGAAATCTAAGTTAGTAAACTGTGTATAAGGCATTTTTTATCGCGTTGCCTCCAATATGAAGGAGAAGGCTTGTATTGGCAGGTCTAACCCAACGACTGTGAAGTGTACTTTCACATTAAAAGAGTTCAGATCAGGTTGAGGATCAACTTGAATCCTTAAATCATCAATCCTACGCTCATAAAAGCGTATTGTATTGCGTATTTGATCCTCAATAATCCTAGCAGTACCGTGATCAACAAACTCAAATAGACTTTTGCGGATGTCTGTACCTAATGTCGAATTAAAAAAGCGTTCAGTAGGTATCGTTTCTACTAAATTACGTACTGATCTAATGATCGCACGTTCATTAGTAAGCACAGGAACGTCCTTCGTCACTGGATGTGGATCGAAGGCAAAACTAATATCCTTAAATGCTCTAGAAACCCGCTGAACTGCCATTTAAATGGGTAAATTTTCCTGAATATATTTATACCCTTACTCTTGATTTTGTTCTTCTTCCTTTATCTCCTCAGAATCTTCTTCTTTTTGTGGCATTGACCAGTAATCTGTAATAAGACTTTTAGTACCAAATTCTTGATACATATAATCTTTATCTCTATCGACAGGTGAATTACCCATTGGACTCCTGTTGTACTCCTGGTTATATAAAACAGAACTTTTTAAGGGGTTCCTATCCCTTACTCATATTTATTTACGAGTAAAAAAAGGGGTCACCCCCTTAGCGACCCTGACCACGATATTTCTTTTTAGCATTATTGCGAGAAGTCGCGGCGTACTTTGTATTTTTTCCGTATCCTTGACGAGTCGTCTTCGGCTTGGATTCAACGAATGTTCCACCAGAAAGACCAGTTTTAGCGCGTGCCATAATTACTCAGTTGTAGTGATAGTAGTTTCAATTTCCGAGGGGTTCGGAGACCCAGAAGAGTAGAAGTCCTCTGCTAGGTCTGCTAGTTTATCAAAGTATTCCTCTTGCGTCAAGTTCTCTGCAAGTACTTTTCCGTCATGAGTGAGTGTATATAACTCCTGAGCCATCTCAGATCACCCTTGTCTTCTCGTGACCAACTCTGATACGTGGATCACACCAGATCTCAAAACCTGCTGCGATTGCATCCAGACAGAATGATACATCCTCTCCACACATATCTTGTACTTCACCAGATTCAAAGACCTGCATCTTAGGTGCAAACCATGGATACTTAATCTCCTCGTGCTCAAAGACTCCATTCTTGATCAGTAACCATCCAAATCCTGCATAGTCTACAGTGAACGGTTTCTTACGCTTAGCAATACTCTCAAGTGTCTCATGATTCATAACGCCACCATTAGAACGGAAATCATCTTCTTCCATCCAATGTGCAACACTAGTTGTCTGTCCATCTTCAGTACAATACCATCCACTTGCAATATCTTGATCCATCAATACTAACTGATAGAACTTCTCTGTGTTAAACACAATATCACTATCAATCCATAACTGATAATCATACTGTAACTTACCATCCCATGGTTTCTGATCAGGTCCACGTAATACATTAGCACCAAGACACTTACATCGTGCAAAGTTCACCATGGAACTATAGTCTTGACTAATCTGAATACTTGCTCCGTTCTGTACTAGATCAAAACACAATTGTACAAAGTTCTTTAGGTATGTGTATGATACTCCTCTACCAGGTAAACAGAATACAACGGTCTTTCCCTTGACCATCTCTCTTGCCTTGGTGTAATCCCACTCAGCAGGTCTAGGAGTTGCTACGGGCGTTTTTGCTTTTACTGTAAATCCTTTTGCCATAATTAGGTCAAATTAAAATGTGAATGCATTCAAGTGTAATTATACTCCATTACATGGAGCACGTCAATCTTTGAGTTCGGTTATCAGTATAGAATCTCCATCAACCTCTAAATTTAACTGCGTACCTTCATACCACCCAAATTCAGAGATGATCCACTCTGGTATCTTAGCAACGTATTCACCTGTTACGGGATCGACCTCTACAGTCGAAAAATTTTCACCGGAATTTTTTTGCATATAAGTTATACGGTTTTCCATTTCTTGGATTATATAGAAAAGTGTTGAGTTCTATAGAGAGGTCGCAAAAGCAAGACTTTATAGCTTAATGGTACCTTAGCGTTTTATATACGGGGGGACGCCACACGCGCCACGGCGCAACGCCCCCACCGACGGGGGCACTGCCTACCACGCACCAACGCTGCTGGCAACCCCTACGGGTCAGCGGCAACCCTGGAAGCGATCGCCACCAAGCGACTGCAAAGAGAACAGAAGACCGTTCGCGTAATCATGCAAACCTTTTGCGTCTTTAACGGAGGAATCCAAGAATTTGCAGGAGTTCACCGCAAGGCGGACAGCATAATCAGAATGGCGTTCGGAGGTGGCACGGAACTCACGAAGGCATTCGCGTTCGTCGGCACCGTTGCGGATATAAGCAGCAGCGAGCGCGTCGTATTCCTCAGCGGTCCATTTGGTAGCAGCAGCACAGCGGGGGTTCATCGCTGCTTTGACCTGCTGCTCTACGGACTCCAAAACCTTACGACCCTTTTTAAACTGCAAGCGGTCCTCACGGTCCAGGTTCACCAGACCGAATCCATCAACGTAGTTCCGCATTTCTTCGTAGAACGCGACAGCAGCAGAATCGGAAGCGGAGAGGTTGAGAGCGGTCATCGGTTTCGTTGTTTGATCTTTAAGTACAATACACGGAAAC